ATTTTTTCTGTATGAGAATAATAATATGACCTATATGGTTGTTTATCTGCTCGTTCACCCGCGCGTCCTAAACACATTCCTAGACATAGTCCAGCAAAATAAGGCAATATCATATATAATATGTGATATATGTTAATTTTTATATTTTTTATAAATCAAACTTTTACAAAATGAGCGTTTTCAATGTGCGAATCTGACGTATATTCTTATGTAGGATTTGGCTCCACCTTTCCCAAAGGTGGACTAGCTAAATTTCACAATGATCTTGACCGTTTCCTTCTTGATGCACTTACAAGCTGATACAGACAATTCTTCGCGCTTCTTCCTCGTTTTTCCACCATCCGGTCCATTCTCTTTACGCTTAGATGTGCTGTTACGCGAGTTCATGTCGTTCTCGATCGCCTCATAATTTTCTTCGATAAACTCGATGATTTTGTTCTCAATGGTCCACTTGAAAAAATTCAGTTGTCCGATTGTGGTTTCCATACATTTTGTCTCATCATACGGGATCTTAATGCGTTCCCACCGGCAAAAAGGGTCAAAACGTTTCTTACTATATGCCTTTAGTTTGAGCTTGTAGTCATTATATACCTTGAATCTCCTCGGATCTCCATAACTATCCTTGAGTTCATATACCGTGAAATTCTTCTTTGCGAAATTTGTAACAAACCAGTCCACAATACGGAGAGAAATCTTAGATTCCCCATTAATAATTGAAATTGTCTGCTTCAAACGTTCTCGATCCTCGTAAAACGTCATCAAATTTTGAAGGAGTAATTCATTTTGGGTATTACACTTGGTTGCCATTATTGTTTGGTAGTGTATTTGTGTTTTTATATGAATTTACAGATGTTATATTTTTTATTGGACGATTTGTAATTTACTACCAATTGTCTTGAAATAATGACCGTTATATAGTATGTTTTTATCGAGTGCCTTAGCTAAGGTCTTATCGCTCATTCTCAAAGTTCGTATACAGTCGTATTTACAAGCAAAACTACGGACAAGATGGTTTTCTGAGTCATATTTTCCGACACCATCTTTATACAGAAGTGGTTCTCCATGTTTGAGTACAAAAGCTTGTTTCAACTCATCGCTACAACTATCATATAACAAATAATAGTTGCCTCTTGATATCTTGAACTGTTTTACCGGTGTGTCTAATGAACCGGATGACTCGTATCCATTCGCAATACTTGCGGTTTTACGGTCTAAATAAACATTGAGAATTTCTGTTTTATCTTGGTTCAGTTTTGCAATATATCCTGGGTTCTTCTCTGTTGTTGGTTTGGTAATTTCGATCGTGGTTAATGTATTGGCGTCCAATTCTCGGTCAACCAATAGCCACCGGAATCCTTCATATATTGTGTTTTCAGCGACCGCTTTGTTTATGCTAGGTCGTTTAATATTCGGGTTCTCATTCATACACTCGGACACAGTTTCGTACACTTTTATTAGTTGCATTGTTTCGGGATTAATTTTTTGTAATCTTGGTCCCAGCGTAACAAGTGGCGTATTGAAACTGGTGGTTGTTTTCGTAGGCGGTTTTTGTGAAATGCTTTGTTCGGATATGAAACGTTCTAGTCCAGTTACTTTTTCCAGAATCGTCTTATTAATTGCGAGTAATTCGGCGATAAATACACTGACATTCGTACCATTTAGATCTGTCAATAACTGTAACTTCTCGTTTTCTAGTTTGAGTTGTTCTATGCTATTCCCATCAAAATATTTACTGTTGTTTTTTACAATATTCGTAATCATTGCATATGTCAAATTTCTTCCGATACGAAATAGCTCACGTTCGTTAATATGTCCTTCTAAATTTGTCACTTGATTTGGTTTAATCTGTTCGTGATTATGTAAAAAACTCTCAAAATCCTTGCTTCGGTTTACTGCAAAACAATCCAGTAATGTCGATTCTTCGTATTTGGATTTGTGTTCGGCGAACCGGTCCGTTATTCCACGGCGACTTTCGCCGATCTTTACTATATATTCTCCGTTTTCGTATGTCTTTATTTTCACAATGTATACAATTGAAATATCCTTATTGTATTCTTGCAATAGAACTCTTTGACGTTCTTGAGCTTTTTCTTGGAGTAATTTTGCGTATGCTTCTTTGTTACGATTTTCTATATCAAGTATTTGGTTTCCCTTATGTTCCAATTGTTTTTTTAGTTCGTCTGATTCTTCTTGAATGGCCTGGTGTAACAATTCTTCGAGTTTTATAAAATATTCATGTATTTCGTCGGCTTTTTTCGTCCCCGCTTTTATGCAAAAAAGTTTGAACGTTTTAATATTTAACATTATCGTCTCCTTGTTATGCCCTCCTCGGCCGTCATTCGTTTGCTCATCCAATTGGTAAAGCAAAACTTTATAGTCTATGTCTAAGGTGAAATGTTTTTCTAACATCTTTTTTGCTGCCGATTTTTGACTGAATCCAAGCCATTTCCAAAGGTTGTCTAAATCAATTACGAAATCTGTGGTCTGATTATAGTTTAAATAACAATAAAACGAGGTTACAAACATATGTTGTTGCGAATCTGTGAAGTGGTCTTTAATCCGTTGTAACAATCGATTGTTGTACGAACCGGATAACTTGGTAATCGTGGTTTTCTCAATCAAGTGAACTACGTTGAGTGACTGCATCTGTATTATACTATCTATCCCCGTGTTTCTTTATATTGTTTTTGCTTCAAACAAACAAAAGCAATATGATAATTTTTTAAACACAAAATCTCAACAAAAGACCTTATAAAACATATATATTAATTTTATATGTTTTATTATTTTGTATTTGTAACTGCTTAATTGCTGTAGGCTACGCCTGCCATGCCGCTCATAACACGGAGAACGTTGTAATTGACGGCATAAACACGGACCTTAGCAGTGTTGGTTCCTGAAACAGTAGGGGACGAGAGCACAAGCTGGAGCACAGCGTTGTCAATGCGCGAGAAGTTGCACGTCCCGGAAGGCTGGTGCTCTTCGGGCCTGAGCGCGAAGGAATACACGTTGATACCGGTGTCGGGAGCACGGGTGTGGTGCTGGAAAGGCTGGACGACATCGAAGTAAGATCCCTCACGCTCAGAGAAACGATCCTGTCCGTTGAGCTGGAGCTTGGCAGTGACGACGGGGTTCTCTCCCCAGCAGTGCATGTCAAGGGCAGACTCAGCGAGGACGAAGGTGCCGGCATCAGAGAGACCAGAGGCAACTCCGAGAGCACCGGCCTCAAATCCTCCGAGAGTGGCAGAAGAACCAGTCCACGTGCCAGAGGCAGACGCAGTGAGATCAACACCTCCAGCTTGCTCGAAGAGACCAGCGGAGTTAATGAAGCCGTTAGAGGCGCCAACACTGTCCTGGGAACCGAAGGCATGGATGGCATTGGGAAGAGCATCGATGGAGTCAGTGTAGTTGAAGGGCTGGGCGCCGAGGGTCTTGTAGAGGGTGTTTCCGGCAATCAACGAAGAGCAGTAGTCAACGTTGGCGTCAGGCTGAACGACCCAAATAAGCTCCTTGCACGGGTGGTTGAAGTTGAGCTTGATCTTGTTGGAGGAGGACCCAACGGACTCGTCTCCAGTGAACTGGAGCTGCTCGAAGAGGTACTCGTGGGGGTTCTGGGCCATCTTCCTGCGCTCATCAGTGTCGAGGAAGATGTAGTCAACGTAGAGGGAAGCGGCAACAAGGGACTGCTGGTACGCAGTGGTGACAGTGACGGTTCCGGAGGCGGCGCCAATGTTGTTAACCGCCCACAAGCACTCGCCGATGGGGCGAAGATCGAGGTTGATCTTGACCTCGTGGTACTGGAGGGCAATGAGGGGGAGGGCAAGTCCAGGGTTCCTGCAGAACCAGAACTGGAGGGGAACGTAGAGAGTTGTCTCGGGGAGGGCGTTGCGGGGAGCGCAAACCTGGGTGGGCGCACCAGAGGCAGCGCAGGGTCCAGAAACACTGGCAAAGGCGGGGTCAGTGATGTAGGTGAGCTGAGTGGTGTTTCCAATCATCTTGAAGTATCCACGCTGTTGCTCGGAGGTGAGGGTGACCTGGTTCCAGATGTGCATCCAGTCTCCGTACTGGCGATCGATGCGCTGACCTCCGATCTCAACCTCAACCTGGGCGACAAGCTGCTCGCCGATGAAATCCATCCAGCGGGCATAAACTCCCTGGGCGCCAGTGGAGTTCTTCATCGTCTGATTGATCTCAGGGAGGGTGACCTGGAGGTAGGTGCGGTAAGCAAGATCTCCGTTTCTGGAGATCGTGCAGGTGACACGGCGTCCGAAGTCAGCCTGTCCGGAGAAGGTCTGCTCGATGGACTCCATCGCGAAGTTGGTGTGGCGCCTGTAAGAAACCTTCCAGAAGGTGATCTCGGGGGTACCAGTGAGGAAAACGTCCTGTGCGCCGTAAGCTACGAGTTGCATTAGTGCTCCGCCCATGATTTATATTATAGTATACGTAAAGATAATAATTTGGAGAAATAACTAATTAATTGTAAATTCCTAAAGTTTTATCATCCAACCTCATATTTTTGTCGATGAACTTCTCTAAATAATCCGCCATGAAAACCTCCCTCTTACCTTCGTGTTTTTTTGTAAATATATAATTGTCGTCGCTTTTCTTTACAGACCAACCCGTCTCTATAGCATTCATTATAAAACTCATTTTTTGTAAGGATATTATATCTACACTAACCGTAGTGGATTTTTCCATAAATTATACATACTCAAGTTACTATAAT